ATCATAATGTCAGATTACATAGTAACGTTAAATGAACCTGGTCCGTATAGGATTGGGGTAGATTATGAAATTCCCACTAAATCCATTCAATATGGAAATATTATTCTTGATAATATAAATTCACAATTCACTGGAATTGCACAAACTTTTGGATTATCAACAGGGGGAAATGCATATGTCCCTATTAATGACCAACAACTTATAGTTGTTAAAAATAATCTTGTTTTAGAGCCAGTAGAAGATTACACTACTTCTACTGATAATATAATTTTTACGGTTCCTCCAAATCCCGGTGATGATGTTTTCATCATAGCTCTTGCGACAACTGCAGATTTAACTAGAACTATTAATTATGTAATTGATAGTGGATCTATTGCAATGCTTTCTGGAAATAAAGGATCAGTTACCTTGGATGTAAGTGGAATTATAGAATCTTTAACAATTCTTTCTGATCAACAAGGAGATTTGACTTTGGATATTAAAAAATCCAATTATTCGGATTTTCCTACATTTACTTCTATTGTTGGTGGAGTATATCCCCAAATGACAAACTCTAGAAAAATTAGAGATGATAACCTAAATAATTGGGATACTTCTATTGTTGCTGGTGATATCTTGACTTTTGATGTTATTGCAGTCAATAACATAAATCGATTTTTAATCTCTTTAAAATTAAAATTATAAATAAAGATAGTTATCAAAACGTCACCAAGTAGTACGGAGTTGTTTAAATGGCACTGTTAGTCCCTAATATTGGAGAAATTGAGTCACTAAGGTATTTGATTGCTCAGAATAATCATACTGCATCTTTAGCTGATCAATCTCCAAGAAACCTAGTTCTCAAACTCTTCACTAGTAACACGACTCCAGCGGAATCGGATGTTCCTTCCCCTACCGCTTATTTTGAACCATATGGAGTTGGTAATACTAACGCTTATGGATATGCACCATCAACCGGTTATCCATATTGCGTAAATAATAGAACAGATCAGAGTTACACATCACAAACAGGTATTCTCCTCAATGGATCTCGTTGGAGAATCAATAATGTAGGTTCTGGAACCACTGCTACTTATCCAGAACAAACATTTACATTTACTGGAGACGCTGGTGATGTTTATGGTTACTATGTAACCCGTGCAAATAATATGCCAGTTTCAGTTCAAGGTGTTCAACACTTTGCTTCTGTAGGCGTCGGAACTACAGTATCCAAAGGAGATAACACTGATCCAGTGATTGGTGTTGTTGGAAACCAATACATTACAATTGACCCAGATCAAAGCGTTGATGATTTGACTCTAGGAATGATTGTTGGTGGTAATGCTGGAATTCAAACAGGAACTCAAGTTATTGGTATTGATAGAGCTCTAAAAGTTGTATATCTTGATAAAGCTCTTATCGATAACATTCAGGTTGCTACAGACCCAAGTGTTACCTTTAGTTTCGGTAAGATCAGTGCAACAGGACACCAACTAGTAGCTGGAGATGTTCTTTACATCGCTGCTGGAACAGGAAATACTACCACTGCATCTGGAACATATACTGTCTTTAGCGTTCCTAATGCAAATGAGTTCTATACAACTCCTGCTCTTTCTCCAACAATGAATGCAACTGTTGGACTTAATACCGCGACTCTTTATAGTTCAATTATGTATGCTGAAAGATTCACAAATGGTCCTTACAGCATTCAGAACAACGGAGACCAAATCAAGATTACTCTTAACGTAGCTCTTGACTGATACATAAATAAATATATTATTGAACTTTTGGGGATTGTGGTAAATGCAATCCCCTTTTTTGTTAGAAGGTCTTTCATTGTCGTGATAGGATGAATATTTACGAGTATAATTCATCTACTATTAATGAGTATACCCAAGAAGATTTTGGAATCTTATCCAGTTCTTCTTGGGTTGTGGAAGATTTTGGCGATTTGCCTGAGGAAATAAATCACTCTGAAGATTTTTATCTTGTCGATTGTAAAGAAACTCTTGTTCCTTTTGGACGTATAAAAGTAAGTAGTAACAAGACAAAATACGTTAAGAAAGTATCCCTCTTTGAAAGATATATTGATCTTAATAATAGATCAATCGTTCTTCACGGAATTATACTTCGTTGGGTTGGGTTTAGTATTATTTTCCAGGTTTGTAGTGATCTAGAAAGAAAAGTAATACCCGATGTTTCCGGTGGAGGTCAGTTATGAGCTCCAATAATATTTTTTCATATAACGCTGATTGCAAACAACCCGATCCAGAAATTTGGGGTGGTGGTGTTGTCGGAGGCCCACTCGCAATAGTATCTGGATTAGAATACGCAGAAAAAAAATCATACAGATATAGTTTAACATCTTCTCCTGGATTTTCTTTAGTAGGAGAACTTAACTTTTCATCTGGTCTGAGTTCAGAATATAATATAAAAAGTTATGTTAGTAGTTCACTAACTTTAAATTTATTTGGAACTACATTAGACAGTATTTTATACTACGCTCCTAGAACCAAATTAGATATTCAGTTAACTGGAAGTGCATCTGAATATCTAATTTCAAAACAAATTTCAGAAGTTTCTAATATACAAACAAACGGATCATTAGTAGAGAAGGTATCATACGATTATAATTCGGATTCAATAGAAACATTTTTAATTGGTGGACTTGCATCCTTTAAGTTTATAAGTTCTGCACCAAAATTAACAACACTAATAACTTTATTTGAAAATTCTAAAGAATCTGCATCATACATACCGCCAATAAATCCAAGAATCTTTGAATCCAATTTTAACTCTACACAATCTACTTTTGATAACGACAATTTAACTTTCGATTCGGAGGAACCAAAACCCAATATTGTATTCTCGGGAACTGCAGTTGAATACTTTATATCAAATACTCCAGAAGATGCAGTTAATATAATAACTTCTATTACATCAATAGAAAGGGTTTCATATGATTACAATGATAGTGCTATTGTAACTATACAATCCGATGACTATGAATCCATATCGAGTATTCCAACTCAATCAGAAAATTATGGAGATATTTCTGCTGAGGTTTCGCAAGGTAATGAAGATTATGATTTAATTATATCTAATTCTACTAATACTCCTTTTGGGTCTCTAAATCTTAATGGATCTGCATTTGTAGTTCAACCGCCAGATATAAGAACCTACAATGCAAGTGGTGAGTATAGAGTAACATACAATCCTCCAGAAAACGTAGTTTCTCTACTTAATTTTGGAGAAAAATCTGAAAGAGTTATTTACAGTTATAATATTGATTCATCTAATATTTTCGTATCCGAAGATAGTGGATCAATCCTTGACGCAGTTGGATCAATAGAAGATAGTGGTTTACTTGATGAAGTAATAACCGAATTTATTGATTATGAGGAAATTGATATCACAGGAAATAATAATCCATTTGGATCATTCAATTTAAATGGTTCTGCAAATACAGAATGGATTAACAAGAACTTCTCATCTGAGGGTCAGTATAGAGTTGTTTATAGCCCAGACAATACAGAGGGAACTCTGTTTAGCTTTAGTGAGAAGTTAGAATCCTTTAGTTATGTTTATAATGAAAATTCTATAGTATCATTCATAATAGAAGATTCCGGTTCAATAACATCATCAGTAACAGAAATTGAAGATCTTGGATTAATTACTGATTTTGTAACAGGAATAGAGGAATATGGAAATCTGGATATTATTTCCGATGCTATTCCATTTGGATCCTTCAATTTAAATGGATCTGCAAATACAGAATGGATTAATAAGAACTTCTCTGCACATGGAGATTATAGTGTTGTCTATAGCCCAGACAATACAGAAGGAACTCTATTTAGTTTTGGCGAAAGAATAGAATACGTTGTCTATGATTATAACATAGATTCAATATTATTTGTTTCTGATACTGATTATGGTCAAGTAAACGGTGTTTACACCAGTGAAGATTCTTATGGTTTAATCTCCGAAATAGCTTCGCAGTCGGATAATTATGGAACATTAATTGATCCAAATATTACAGAAGATGTATATCCATATGGACAATTCTCCATATCTGGAGAATCTATAGAG